AATCAGGTTTTGTATTAAAATTCATAATGCCAACTTTGTCTTTGACTAATTGTCCTGTTGCAGAATCATATATTTTATTTTGACTATCATAATAAAAAGTAAGTTCTGCATCACTTTCAAATATATAACGTAATCCTCGATTTGTTATTGTATATTTTTCTCCGTCTGTTTCAAACAATATAATCCAACTAGCATCAAGTTGGTTGTTTGTAACATCTCCTGTTTTACCGTTACTGAAGACATCAACAGTGTTCAAATTTTCATTTATAATTACACGCCATATTCTATTAATCTGATCATAACGTAAACCAAATGTTTTGAAGGCAAATACTTGGTCAATAATTTGTTGCCTAATATCCGCGGTAATGTCTTTTACTAATTTTGGTTTTACTTCTTCTAACACACTGTCTGCAGGAAGTATTTCATTAAACACAATTGGACCTTCACCTGTTGTAGAATCTTCGCTTGTACCAGAACCTGTTACACTTATTACTTTTACCCATTTGTAAGTACTTGCACCTTTGGCTGTTGCATCATTTGTAAGTTGTCCATTTCCTATAAAGAACTGTCCTGCAGGTGGTTTAAATTTAAGAAGTGCTCCGGCTTCTACGTACTTCAAAGAACCTCCAGTAAATGCTCCTACCTGATAAGGTGTGTCACTGATGTTTTGTAGCAAACCAGTTGACCTGTTAGTTGACTTTGTGCTTTGTTTCCATCTTGCATTAAGATCACTAACAATAATTTTTGCATAATTGCTAAAGTAAAAATTGCTAATAGCTCTACTTTGTATAACAGGAAGGATTTGATTTTCTATGGCTCCTTCAATATCTGTTTGCGTAGCAAATGAAAAGTTTTGTTTTGCTGTATAACTTTCTCTATATAAAACTCCATCAGATCCATACAAGTTTGTGCTACTGTATTTTCCTGTTACGTCTTTTAAATCAAAGTATCTACTAATACCACTTGCAATTCTATTTGAAGATTTTACTTTTATAATTTCCTGACTAGACGTTAAAGGTGCTATCTGATAATCTTCCGCAGTAATCATTCTATTTTGTGTGTAATATGTTTGCGGAGCATTTGTTCTAATACTAGGAGTTGATTCAGATCTACTTGCATTTGTAACAGCATCTTTCAACTCTAATCCCATAGTAAGAGTTTCAAGTGTTCCTTCTCTGCTTGTATAGTCTATAGATAATTTAATATCAGTTAGTTCCTCTGGTTTAAGATTCATTGCTCTGTTGGCACTTACACGATAAAATGATCTAAAGTTTCCGTTAGGTATGTTTCCAAATGTGCCATCTGCAAACACTAAACTTATTTCGTCATTTTTTCTTGTTTGCACAACATAAAAATCACGAACGCCTTTGTTCAAGCTATTGTATATTGCATTGTTGCCTTCTATAGCATCAACCTTTGTCCAAATTTTAGAAATATTTCCTACAGAGTCTAACGCATATAACCATACATCAGAATCATTAATGTTTTCTGCTTCAATGTTGACTCTTTGATTTGCGGAAGGATTGTTTAAACTAAAATCTCCGTTTTGTAAACTACCTTGCCTAAAGTGAACAAAGTAACCTGTGTTACTACTGCCATTACCTCTACCATCTTCTCTGTATAAAAATGAGAGTTGATTGCCAGGTAATGGAATTTCCTCTTCGATTATATTTTTATCTAGGTTTATGTCTGTAGATACAACTTCAAATTGTGTTGGTACTCCGTTGACACCTTTACTGAAACTGAATACAGGAACGTTTGAAGTTCTTTGATTAAATCTATAAGTTTGATTCAATACTCCGTTTAGTGTAGCAGTTTTTCCTGGACGTCCTACAATATTGTTATCTGGAAGGGCCGCATTTAAAATTCTTCTAAACTGTTCTGCCCAATTAGAATTTGATGGATCATTCCAGGATACTGTTTGGTCTGCTAAATTTGTGCCATTGCTATCTACAAGAGATTGAGTTGTGCTAATTGATTCAAATTTAAGTAAGCCGTTGGCGGCTTGATTACGTTTTGCATTGTACGATAGTAATCGTGCAAGACGTAAAACTGATTCTCTTCTTTCTGCTAATTCTAAGTAGTTTTCTCTTGCATTAAGATCAACTCTATATGAAATATTTTGCCCTAAAAAAGCAATCATATCTATAATTGCAAGATATTCTGAAGTATTAATGTAATCATTGAAATCTTCAGGATAATTTCTTCTGAGGTAATTGATCATTGCACGTCTTAACGTGTCAAAATCATAGCTTTGGAACTCTGCATTCCTAAAACTTTGATAGATCTTAGACCAATCTTCTGCTAATAATAATCTGTTTTGTCTGTCAGTAGATGACATAATTTATCCTTTAACTAAACTAACAGTATTTATGATTTTAAATTATACTAGCAGTTAATTCTATCACAAAATACCAATTTCTTTATCAAACTTTAATTGGAGATTTTCGCTGATATTATACTGTAGATATGTAAGTGTACACTCTATTTGTATACCGTGTTCGTATTCGTTTACTTTGACGTCTGTAGCCGCTGTTCTAGGATCAAAGTTTACAATATTTGTTACATTAGCAGTAATGGCATCTCGCAATTCAACAGTCAATGGTTCAAACAAAGCGTCCCAAATAATACAACCAAATGTTGGATCGCTTAATTTTTCTCCCTGTCTAATATTAAAGTGATTGATCAAATCTTGTTTTATCAATGCAAGATCAAACAATTGAAACGTAGTGCTTTCAGGATTGACAGTTGAGAATCCTCTGTACGAGCGTTGTGCAACAGGAGGTTTTGCTTCTTTCCTTGCTTTTATTGAAACTTCTTTATATAAATTATCTGCCATATCAATATTTATCCTGCTGGTCCTTCAGCAAAAACTGTGGATGCACCATCTGTCATTTGCCCTTGGTCTGTTGAATCTGTAACTCTTGCAGTAGCTAATCCAACTGTAAACACTGTTGTATCTCCAACATTAACTTGTGCAGTATGAGAAGCACATTCTTCGGCATCTTCTATTTCATGGCTTACTGTTGGATCTGTTTTTCTAGCCACCAACAGTCCTTCAGCAAACACTGTAGATTGGGATGGTGTAGCTAGAGTAGTTGTGCTATCACATCCGTGTCCTGTGTCTAACGGATCAGTTTCTCTGCATACTTCTAGTGCCATTACTGTACCTGCGACTTTCCAGCACCTATGTCAATAGGTTCTGTTTTAGTTAAACTTGCAAGAGGAATAAGTTCACCGGCAATAATTTGATTGTAGAAACCTTTTCCTAATCCTATTCTGTCGTTTGTATTAGTACCTCCGGCATCTGCGTATCCAACTGCTTTTTTAAATTGTGTACCTAACGAACCAAAATTAAAATCTGTCCAGGTTATTTTTTTACTTTTCAAATATGCTACAGCAATTTTTGTTGCAATTTCTGGATCATTCGCTGTGTCAGGATTGTTGTAAATATCTATACCTGCAAGTTTTCCGTATTTCTTGTAATTAAAAGTTCCGGTAATCTGTATTAGTCCCCTACCTCTATATCTATATCCATCGCCTGTTTCAGGACCACCATTATCCATTCTGTTTCCGTATACTGAATTTGCAATAGCTGGCGGTCCTGCGGCAACAAGTGCTTCTGCTTTTCTTTTGCCTGCCGCGCCACCAAATCTATTTGGCCATACACGCTGTAGGGTTGACACCCTGTAATTCATATTTTCGGATCTTGGTTCAAAGTTACATTCTTTTTGCACTTGGGCAAGTGCCATTGCTAGTGCTTGTGCATTACCTGGTGTTGCACCTGCTGGTAGATCCGCAGGATTGGCAGATTGTAAACAAGTTGCAGGATCTAATCCAAGTCCTTTGATTAACTGATCCAACATGTATCTTTTCATATCAGTAACTGGTACTGGATCCGCAGGTTGGTTACCAGATGTGTTATCTGTGTTTTTAGATGACACCTTGTTGATGTCAAAATCTTCTTTTACTCTTTGGCCTTCAGCATTAGTGATATATGGATCCTGTGCATTATATATTCCTGATGTTTCAGTGTAATCAGGTATGTCACTATCCTTGTCTAGTAAAGGTGATTGTGTTCTGACTTCAGGAGATGGAGATTTAATTGCCGCTGTTGCACTTGGAAAATGTCCTGCTGGATTGAAGTTTTCGTGTCCTTCCCAAGGTTCGTGTTTCGGTATACGTCTTGGACGGGAAGCCTCTTGTGCCACCAAGGCTCTATTTGCATCTGCTGTTACTTTTAATCCATCTATAGGATTACCATCTTTATCTAATATTTGATCTGAATCGTCTACAGCCTGGTCTGTAGCTGACTTTGTAAATGTATCGCCAATTGCATCTGCTGTGTCGGAAGCTCCTGCTGTAAAAGCCGCAGTGTTCATATGTATCTGTGAAGCAGTTTCTTTGTGAACCACTCCAGATAATACTGATGTATTTCTTGCTGAATCTATTTTTGTGTCAGTTCCACTTTTAATTTGTGTGTTTGCTCCACTTGTAAATTTATTATCACCAGTAGTGTTTAGATTAAAAGCACCGTTTACGGTTTGTCTTACGGTGCCTACAACTTTACTATGTAGGTTGGCATTTATTGCAATATGTCCATCTTGATTTACTTGTAGGTTATAATCTCCAAGTATTGTAGAACGCTGTGTGCCTTTTATTTGGATATCTTCGTCTCCACCTACTGCAACAACGTGATTATCACCTGTCCATTCATTTTTGTTTGAACCAACAAATGTTGTTTCATTTTTTCCTGTTTTTACATCTCTGTCATTGTTGACATTAAGTTTGTAATTTCTTCCAGCTGTAATGTGTATGTCTTTTCCTGACTCGATGTTTATATCTCTATCAGCTTTTATGTTTAAATCTGTTTCAGTTCTAAAGTTTATACTATCTTTTGCATATACATCTATTTTACCATTTGAAGTTAATTCTACCCAAGCAGTTCCTCTACCATTACCTATGTAGATTAAATCTTCAGAGTTGTGTAATAGAATTTGATGTCCAGTCCTTGTTCTTATTCTTGTAAGTTCATTGAAAGGATATTCTTGATTTACCCTATTTAATTCGTTAGGATTTGTACCTATGTCCCTGTAATTAGACGGAGATTCAAAAGGAGGTTCCTCTCTAAACACTTCAGGGTCTCCATCATCCATAACAATACTTGAACCACCTAATCTACTTCTGTGTAATTGAACTGATTCTCCGGCAGGACCATAAGTTCCTTTAGGTGCGCCATCTCTTTTGTCTAGTGGTCCGGGAGTATTCCAACCATATACTGTATTAGGTATGTCACGTCTTGCACTGCTAGACGTAAGTCCTCTAATTTTATCTTCTAATAATCCTTGTGTTGCTAACTTGTTTGTAAAATTCGGATTGTAAGGATGTTCAAAATCACTTGGATTTGCAGAAGTGGCTTTGCTAACTTTTTTATTATATTCCCCAACTGGTAGTTCCATACCTTTATAATCTTTAGGGACTGTTTCTTGTTTAATTCTTGAAGCGTCTTTGGTTGCCCTACCATCGGGTACCATGTAATTCATGTACTCATCTTGAATACAACCTATCCAGTAACATTGATTTGCTTGACCTTCGGCAAATATTACTAAAACTTTTGTTCCAGGATCAGGTGGTACTGCCCAAAAACCATAGCTTTGTTGGCTATCTTGATAAGTGTGATTTTGTCCGTTGCTTTGCACATTGTTTACACCATAAAAAGGAGTGCAGTATCTTGCATTAAAAAGCTGTCCTGGTTGTGATTCATCATTTCCGCTAATGATATCACTTAAAAGTTGGACTTGTAATGTTCCCATTCTTCTCGGATCAAGATGGCTTACTACCTTGGCAACAAACGGACCAGGTGGCATAGTCTTCTGCGGTACTCCTGATGTTCTTTTAATTTGTGCCATTAAATAAATCCTGTATCATCTGTGGTGCCAGTGCTTGGTGCTTCTCGCCTTGTGCCTGACGCAAGTTGATATGCATCGTCTTGAGCTTGTAAGGAAAGTTCTTGATTTTTCTTTCTCTCGGCTTCGTCTGCTTTTCTTGCCTTGTCAGCCTCACCTCGTTTTTTAATTTGTGCGTTTTTGAGATCTTCGTCTGTAACTCCGTCAAGTTGTCTAAATCTTTGTTCTTCATCAATTGTTAATTTACCATCAGCATCTAAATCAGCTTTGGCGAATGCAATATCATACTTGTCACCGTTTTCTTCAGCTTCTGCAATTTGTTTTTCATATTTTGCTTTTACTTCTGCACGTTTGTCTGCCAAGTATTGTGCTTTGTCTTTAAATCCATAATTACGTCTACGGACTAGATCAAGTTCTTGTGTAAATTCATTTCCTTCAATTCTATTGTTAACACTAATTACCTGATAAAGGCCACTGAAGTCTTTAACTCCGATACTTGCTCCATTAAATTTTACCCCTTCAGGACTAATATCAACTGGCGTCCTAAAATTAATTAAAATATCAACTTGGCTTGTGCTGTGATTCATTGTTCCGTCTTTGGTCAAGTTCATAAACTGTGTTGCTTCACTATTAAAATTTCCCATTCCACTATCTGCAAGATAGTAAGGATCTCCCATAATAGTCATTCTTCCTGTGATCAAATCAGCAGGACTGTTTATAAGTGCATCATTAAATTGTCTTGCTATTTTAGCCTCTGCTGTTTCTGCCAAATTTCCAGCCGCAGTAATCATTTCATCTGTCATTTCATTCTGCATTAAGACTTTTTGTCCTTCGGTACCATTAATGAATTGGCTACCTTGTGATTCAAATTCTGGATTGTTTACGTTTGTGCCTTGTTCTGACAGTTGATTGTTTCCACTTCTATTTCCTTGATCCTTAGCTATTGATCCATAGAAAGCATTATCAAAAGTAATCTCAAACTCTAATACATCTTTGTTTTTGCCAGTGTACATATAATTGTAATGTTTTACAGCTTGTCTTTCTAATTCGTCATATCCAGGAGGCGGATCATTAGGCATTTGAAAAACAGATTTGTGTACACGATAAGGTATAACTTTATATACATAGATTCGTGGAGGCCTACCCATAATTTTTTCTGTAGATGGACTATCTAGCACAAACACTTGCGATTCTATTTTGAACCATTCTATCATTCCATCTTTGGATTCAACACCTTCTCTAGTAAGACGTTTTCCAAAATCACTCAACAACACAATTTCTTCTATAATTTTTTGTATTTTTGTGCCTGCTTTGAAATTGAATGTTCTTTGCTTCATATCAATTTGCGTAGCATTACGAGTCATTATACCTGTTTCTTTATTTTTTATAAATTGTGTTTTACCAAAGTTTACACCACCTTGCCCTAATGGATCAAGTCCAGGACTGATAGCTTGTTTTCCGATTGAATTTTGAAATCCACTACTACCTGTAAATTTTTTCTTTATAGCTTCACTAAGATTTGATCGTCTAATACTAAATCCTAATTTTCCTTCAACAAATTTTCTTTTAATGTCTGCAGATGTAATGTTTGAAAACTCTCCAGCATGAGCTTCTTGGTCATAATAATTTTTATATCCTGTTGGACCGTTTGTGTTATCTACAGTTGAAAATGCCGCGTCAACATCAAATTCTCTAAATGCTAAATCACCAGATAATGCTGTAGAATCTACTTTTTCAAAATCTAAAAATTGGGCACTTCCTTGTTCAGGATCAGGAAATATGATCATATACTCGTCTGCATCAATTTCTTGTTTATTCTTGTTTTCTTCTCTTTGCTTTAGCATTGCTGTGTTTAGTCCTGTTGCAAGACTTTGTAGTCCACTTTGTAACATTTGTTCAACTGTTGATCCTGAAATTTTAAAATCAGCAGGTATACCTTGCGATTGATCAGAAAACGCATCATCATTGAACGGAGAACAAATAAATGAATACAAACTTCCCTCAGTATCAATTGAAAAATTAATATTGACTACTTTTAATGGAAATAACCTTTTTGGTCCGTAAGTTGGAGTAGTAGCACCATCTCTAAATCCAACCGTTTCCATTATTAAACACCAAGGTGCTTCAAGATAATTTACATAACCTGCCGCTTTAGAATTTAATTGCATAGTTTGTAAAAGCAAACCCATACTCAAAGGTTCTCGTACTTCAAATCTTATAACATGAAAATTT